AAAAGCAAATAAAGACAATCCTAGAATTATAAAAGAGGATAAATTTAAAAAACTTGTAAAAAGCATAAAAGAATTTCCGGAAATGCTAGAATTAAGGCCTATTGTTATAGATGAAAATAATATAATATTAGGTGGTAATATGAGGTATAAGGCTTGTATTGAAGCAGGATTGAAAGAAGTGCCTGTAAAAATTGCAAAAGATCTTACGAAAGAACAAAAAGAAGAATTTATTGTAAAAGACAATGTAGGCTATGGTGAATGGGATTGGGATATATTAGGTAATGAATGGAAAACAAATGTTTTAGATGACTGGGGTTTAGATGTTTGGCAAAATGAAGATGACAAAGAACAAGAAAACCCATATACAGGCAAGATTGAAACACCAAAATATGAACCGACTGGTGAAAAGCCAGAAACAAAGGAACTTTACAATACAGAAAAAGTCGACAAATTAATAGAGAAAATTAAAAAACTGAAGCTGCCAAAACAAGAACAAGCATTTTTAATTTATGCTGCATATAGGCATACTGTATTTAATTATAAGAACATTGCAGAATATTATACACATTCAAGTAAAGAAGTGCAAGAACTTATGGAAGATAGTGCACTTATTATTATAGATTTTCAAAAAGCAATAGAAGGCGGTTACATTGCACTTAATGAAAAAATTACAAACCAATACATTGAAGAATATGGAGAATAAAAATTTTGCAACATTTATACTTACATATGGTAGAGCTGAAAAAGTATATACATATGAAACGCTTTTAAAATATAATTACACAGGTAACATATATTTTGTTTGTAGTGATGATGATAAACAAGTTGATAGATATAAAGAGTTGTACAAAGAAAAAGTTGTGGTTTTCAATAAAAATGATTATAAAGATAAATTTGACATTGGCGATAATTTTAATGATGACAGAGTAGTTGTTTATGCTAGAAATGCAATATTTGATATTGTTAAAAATTTAGGGTATGAATATTTTTTAGTGCTTGATGATGATTATACTGAATTTAGATATACAAGAGACCAATATCAACAATACTTAACTAAGTCAAGAAAAATAAAAAACCTTGACAAAATGTTTGGACATTTATTAGATTATTATAAAACAACAAATGCAAAAACATTGTGTATTGCACAAGGTGGTGATTTTATTGGTGGTGAAAGCAGCAGAGTATTTACACAAAAATTATCAAGAAAGGCAATGAACTTTTTTATTTGTTCTGTTAATAGGCCATTTCAATTTATTGGTAGAATAAATGAAGATGTTAATACATACGTAAGGCTTGGTACAACTGGAGATTTGTTTCAAACTATATGCGATCTCAGATTGGAACAGCTTGATACACAAAGTAACACAGGTGGTTTAACTGAATTTTATTTAGATGGGGGAACATATGTTAAATCTTTTTATACAGTTTTATTTTCACCTTCTTGTACATCAATTAATTTAATGGGTAATAAACATAAAAGACTACACCACAGAATAAAATGGAATAGTGCAACCCCTGTTATTCTCGAAGAAAAATATAAAAAATAATGGACAAAAGTAGACATATAAAAAAGGAAGCAATGTTACAAGCACTTGAAAATAGTTTAGGAGTTGTAACAGTAGCTTGTAAACAATCTGATACACCTAGAAGTACATATTATAAATGGCTAAAAGAAGATAAGGAATTTCAAAAAGCAGTAAAAGATATAGAAAACATTGCATTGGACTTTGCAGAAAGTCAACTACATACACAAATGAAAGACGGTAATACATCAGCAACAATATTTTATTTAAAAACAAAAGGCAAGAAACGTGGTTATGTCGAAAGGCAAGAATTAGATCTAAATAGTGGTGAAAACCCTTTTAACGTAAGCGTAAATATAAACGGTGTTGAACATTAAACTTGAATTTACTAATACTCAGGCACAGGCAATTTCTTATTTATTAGATAATAAAACAACAGAGGTATTATTTGGAGGTGCAGCAGGTGGTGGTAAAAGTTGGGTAGGTTGTGCTTGGCTATTATTACAATGTATGAAATATCCTAATACAAGGTATTTAATGGGAAGATCCAAACTAGATAGTTTGAAAAAAACTACACTTAATACATTTTTTGAAGTTTGTAAAACTTATAAATTACAATCAGGGTTACATTATAATTTTAATGCAGGTTCAAATATTATAACTTTTGCTAATGGTGCAGAAATATTGTTGAAAGATTTATTTTTATACCCTTCTGATAAGAACTTTGACAATTTAGGTTCTTTAGAATTAACTGGTGCATTTATAGATGAGTGTAACCAAATAACAGAGAAGGCAAAAAATATTGTAGCTTCAAGAATGCGTTACAAATTAGACGAATACAATTTAATACCTAAGCTGTTAATGACTTGTAACCCAGCAAAGAATTGGGTATACACACAGTATTACAGACCAGCCAAAGAAGGTAAGCAAAAACCATATAGAAAATTTATACAAAGTTTAGTAGATGACAATGAGTATATAAGTAAATATTATAAAACACAGTTACAAACATTAGATGAATTATCAAAACAAAGGTTACTTTTTGGTAATTGGGAGTATGACGCAACTAAAGATAGTTTAGTACAGTATGATGCAATATTAAATTTATTTAGTCAAAAAGGAATTGAAGGTAGAAAATACATAAGTTGTGATGTGGCGCGTTTTGGAAGTGATAAGACGGTTATAATGTATTGGGAAGGGTTACATATTAAAAAGATAAAAACATTGCTTAAATCGTCTATAAATGATGTTGTAGACAATGTTAGGCAATTACAACAAGAAAATCAAGTGCCTTTACAAAATATTATAATTGACGAAGACGGTGTTGGTGGAGGTGCTAAAGATTATTTAAGGTGTCAAGGTTTTATAAATAATGCAAGACCATTAAAAAACGAAAACTATCAGAACTTAAAAACACAATGTTATTATAAACTATCAGATTTAATTAATAAAGCACAAATAGGAATTACTTGTGAAGACATAACAATCAAAAATAATATTATTGAAGAATTGGAGCAAGTAAGAATGAAAAATGCAGATAAAGACACTAAATTACAAATAATACCAAAAGATACTGTCAAAGCAATAATAGGTAGATCTCCTGATTATTCAGATGCTTTAGCTATGAGAATGTATTATGAAATAGACAGTAATTTTGGAAAGTATTTTGTGCGCTAAACTAAATACAAACTTTTTCTATTATATATTATGAAAATCAAGGTCAAGAAAAAAAAGGAAACAAAAGAATATAAATTAATTAATAGTTGGTCAGAAGTTACTTTAGAAAAGTGGCTAAAGTTAGTTAATTACAAAAAGAAAAGTAAAAGTAAAGAAGCGTTAGAAACTATTAATACGCTGTCAAATATGCCTAAAGATGTAATTGCAAAATTAGGCATAAATGATATTGCAGCAATAATGAATAGAATTTCTAAACTACAAGAAAATCAAAACACAAGTTTGAAAAATATAATTGAAGTAGATGGTAAAGAATACGGTTTTCATCCTAGCCTAAACGACATAACATTAGGAGAATATGCAGATATAGAAACTTTTATAAAAAATGATATTGAAAAACATTTACCAGAATTGATGGCAGTATTATATAGACCTATAGTAGAAAAGAAAAACAAAGCGTATAGTATTGAATCTTACGATGGCAATATAACTATACGAGCCGAAACATTTAAGAAGATGGCAGCAGAACAAGTGCAAAATGCACTGCTTTTTTTTTACAATTTCGTCAAGGAATTGTCAACGATTTTGCTGTTATATTTAGCGGCACAAACGAAGGAAACGAGCAAAGTTTTGCAACAGAAAGTTTTGCAGAAAAGTGGGGTTGGTTTGGTGTAATGTATAGATTGACAAATGGTGAGATAGTAAATTTAGAACGTATATCAAAATTAAATCTTTTAGAATGTTTAACTTGGTTAACTTATGAAACTGATTTAATGGAAAGTAAAAATGTAAAATTAAATGATAAACAATAAAACATATAACAACGTAATTAACACCTTAAAAAATTTAGGGGATCAACACCATCAAATAACTACAGTAACAACTGGTGACATATTTGATATTGACTTAGAAAAAAATACTAAATTTCCGTTAATGCACATAAATCCTGTTAATGTAACTACTGGTCAAAGTCAGTTAAATTACAATTTTCAAATATTTGTAATGGACTTAGTAAGTGAAAAAGAAGATTGGACTGACGCTAATTTTCAGTCAGCAGACAAGCTAAGTAATAGTCAGGAGGTGTTAAGTCAATGTTTGCAAATATCAGTAGATTTAATTTCTATGTTAAGGCATTCATTACACCAGTCAGCACAAGGTACTAATGATGTTAATTTTCCTTTATACTTTACAGAAGGTGAATTTACAATAGAACCTTTTACAGAACGATTTGATAATGAACTAACTGGTTGGGTTTTTACAATATCAGTAATAGCACATAATGACTTTGATGCTTGTGCTATGCCAGTAGTTAGCGAAGGTGCAGGTGAATAATGAAATTTAAAATTGGTAAATATAAAATTGAAATAGGGTTTTTTAAAATAACAATTAATCTATGAAAGAAATATTTGAATTAATAGAAAGTTATGGAATAACCTTAGTATTACTTGTAGGTTCTTTTTATGCTTTATATCAATTCTTTTTTTTTAGTATAAGAGAAGTTAAAAAAACATTTGAAAAGCACCACGAAAAAAATGCAGATAATATGCAGGAAGTAAAAAACAAATTAAATAAAATTTTGGAATTAATAAAACAAAAATAAAATAAGATTTATGAAGTATGAAGATGTTATAGAAAAGCTAGAGGCAATCAGTATAAAATTAGAATCATATACAGATTATCCACAAGCAGCTACTAACAATGCAAAAAGAGCAAGAAAATGGAAGGAAGAAAATGGCAGCACTTGTGGTACTCGTGTTGGGTGGACAAGATCTTCACAATTAGCAGATAGAAAACCTATTAGCCGAGATACAATAGCACGTATGGCTTCATTTAAAAGACATCAACAGCATAAAGATGTACCTTATTCAGAAGGTTGTGGTGGCTTAATGTGGGATGCTTGGGGTGGTTCTAGTGGTGTAAACTGGGCAATTAATAAATTAAAACAAATAGATAAAAAATAATTATGGCAGATTTAACAGTAACAATTACAGAAAGTGTAACAATCAATGGAGCTTTGAGAGGTTCTAACAATACTTTGACAGTATCAAGTATAACAGACACATTTGAAAGGGTGGTCACTTGTCCACAATCAGCAACTACTACAATAGCAACTTTTGCTACAAATGTTTATGATAGTGCAGGTGCAATAGACACGCAAAACGTAAAGTATATAAGGGTAACAAACTTATCTACAACTGCAGACTGTGCTTTAGGTGTAGCAGGTGCAGCATCTAACTATACAATATTGATACCTGCAGGTAACTCGCATATTATAGCAAGGGCTGATGATGTTTTGTTAGCAGAAGCAGATGCAGTACCAACTTATGGTTCATTAGCAGATATTACAAAATTAGAAATAAGACCAACAGCTAGTACAGATACAGACGTTGAGATCTTTGTTGCTTCTATATAATGAACACAGAAAATATTGAAAGATATTTAAATAGCTTTGGTAAACAAGTTGTTAACAGAGCAAAAGGTACTTTGCAAAAACGTAAAGGTGGTAAAACACGATTAGAAAAAACAATAGATTTTAAATTAGTACCAACAGACGAAGGCTATTCTGTACGTTTTTTTATGGCAGATTATGGTACGTTTGTTGACAAGGGTGTATCAGGTACAGAAAAAAAACAAAAATTTCAAAATTTTCAAGGCAAGGTAATCACTAGCCCATATAAATACACAACTAAACAACCTCCTAGTGGTATATTAGATAAATGGGTTGTAAGAAAAGGTATTGCACCTAGAGATGATCAAGGCAGGTTTATAAAAAGAAAAAGTTTAGTTTTTTTAATTGCTCGTAAAATAAAACGTGACGGTATTAAAGGTATTGCATTTTTTCAAAAACCTTTGATGTTAGGTTTAAGACAATTTGGTGGTGATATGCTAGAAGGTGTTAAAGAGGATATAATAAACAATTTAAAAGAAAACGGATGGGAGTAATA